AACTAAAAAAAAACTAAAAAAACTAAAAAAAAACTAAAAAAAACTAAAAAAAAACTAAAAAAAACTAAAAAAAACTAAAAAAAACTAAAAAAATTAAAATTATAAAATTAAAAGTATTATTATAAACAAATACTAACAATTATAACAAAAGAGGATTTATTTATTTTGGGTAAAAATAAATTTAAGAGGAGGGAAAATATAAATTTAAGAGGAGGGAAAATATAAATTTAAGAGGAGGGAAAATATAAATTTAAGAGGAGGGAAAATATAAATTTAAGAGGAGGGAAAATATAAAAAGTAATATATTTTTATTATTTTTTAGTTTTTTACTGAAATATATAAATTAAGAGTTTTTATTAAGTCAAATAATTAGAACTTAATATTAAATATAATTTTAATATATTAAAAATCCCTACTTATTATTTATAATTTTAATAAAAATATTATATATAAATATATATATATAAATGGACGAATATAAAGAAAAATATTTAAAATATAAAAACAAGTATTTAAATTTAAAAAAACAAGAAAAAATAATGAAAGGAGGATTAATAGGTAAAATTAATTCAGATAAACTTGATAGTATAAAAACACATGATGAAGTTCCAGAAATAATAAAAAAATATATTAGTATGATGACAATTCCAGATACTGAAATAATTCGTGTAGGTTCATCAATAAATAAAATTAAACCATATTACAGTGATGTTGATATTATCAATATAGTTTATGAAAATATTAGTTCTGAAGAGCTAATTAAATTATTTATTTTAAAATTAAAAGAACTTGTAACAAATTTAAATAAAAGTAATAATATATTTTTTTCAGATTTTAAAGCTGGAGGATTACATTGGACAGAACAACAAATTATGGATGAAAAAAATAATGAATTAAGTTTATATAATGCTTGTTTTATTAAAGACATTATTAAACTTGATATAATAGCACCTTATTCAGATAGATATTTAGAAATGTCAACATTTTTTATTTTAAAATCACAAGTTGAATATATTAATGTTGAATCAAATTATTTTAATAATTTTCAAAAATCTTTATTAAATGATATTGCACATTATCAAGAAATAAAACCATTTAAAGCAGTTAAAAGAGTTTGGTCACTTGCAAGACTTACTAATGATGAAAAAACATTAGAAACATTATATGAATTAATTAAAAGTAATATTGCATTACTTGCACAGGTTAATACAGATATTGAAACTCTTATATTATTAGTTGAACATTCAAGTAAATTTGACATAGATTTTGTTTTAAATGAATTAGATGGTTTTAGAGAAAGATTATCACCAATTCTTGATATTCCAATTGATTTTGAAAAATTAAATATAATGATTGATAATATAAAATTACTTTTTAAGTTTGAATTAGCTAATGAATCAGGTAAAAATATTATTGGAGCTTTAACAAGATTACATAATTATTTATTAAAAATTATTAATAAAGAAACTTTAGAATATTTGCAAAGTATAAATTATGTATTTCCTGTTGAAAAAGTAGTTAAACAAGATAATAGTAATAATAATCAAGAAAGTGAAATTATTGATATGATTTAATATTTAATGATAAAAACTTAATTTGTAATTATATTTTAAATTTTTTTATTATTCTATCATATAATTTTATTACTTTAATTTTATTAAAGATTTTATTAAAAATCTAATTAAAAAATATTATATTATTTATTAGTAAATATAATATTTTTATATAAATATATATAATAATTCAATAAAATTTTTGTACTAAATTATATATAATAAAAAGTGAATTCCTTAAATATATTAAAGAATTTAGTAAATTATTTATTGATTAAAATAATAATTTAATGGTAAAAGATTATAAGCAATGTGCATATTAAAAACGTAAAGAGAAAATGAAACAATAAGAAGAAATAACAAGAAGAAACCAGCGTAAATAAATAATATTATAAAATAAAATTGAAATATAAATATTCTAAATAAATTTTTAATATAAATAAAATGAATAATAAAGAAATTTATGAGTTGTTTGGGAATATAAATATTGATTGTTGTGACAAAAATATAATTATTAGTATTTGGCACAATAAATTTAGTAATTATATAAATTATTATAATGAAAAACTCTATAATTTAATTGATTTTAATATTAATTTTGAAGGCGTAAAACAAAATAATATAAATTGTCAAAATAATTTATTATTGCTAAGTTTATTAAAAACTGATACAATTATAAATATATCAACAAGTTATGGGTTAGGAGAAATAATTTTAGAAAATTTAAAAAGTACAAAATGCAAAATAAATTTAAGTTTAATAAATGTATTCATTAATGACTTTAATGATAAACATAAATATATAAATATAACATTATATCCTATGATAGACAATAATTATTATACTGATGAAAAAATAAAAATGTATTGTTTAACTAATAATATAAAAGTTATTGAATATTACACAGACCATATATAAAAATGAGACAAATTCTTTAATAGCAATATAACAAGATTGATAAAGTCCCAAAAAAATGTTAGAAGAAAAAGAAATTTTTTTTATTTTTCTTTCTGGTTGGTATAATAAAAATAGGAAATAAAATTTTACATAAAGTTTCTAAAAATAATAAAATTTAGAGAATAAATTATTATGTAAATAATAATATAATAAATATAGATAAAGTAAATTTGTTCAAAATTAGTTGGAAAAGCAGTTATGGAAATTATATAAGAATTATTAATAGATTACATAAAAATTCAATTAAATACTTTTTGTTGTATTAAAAAATTAAATAATTTAATAATTTTTTGAGAATTAGTTAAATCTGATGATTTTGTTGAGTCTTGAATATTATATGAATTAATAATTTGAATAAATTTATTTAATCCAATATATTTTACCAATGGATCAAAAATTAATTTTAATTTATTTTTTGTTTCTTTATCAAATTCATTCCATTCAATTTGAATTTGTGGTTTGCCAAAATTAACTCCATCTAAAAATTCCAATACTTTGTCTAATGATTGTGTTTGTGAATATATTTCTAATAATTTTTTGCCTAATTTATTAATAAAATTTTTAATAATTTTATTAGTTTGATCAACATTTAGTAACCATGTGGGTTTTATTTTTTTTTTAATATTATTATTTATAAATGAATTTATTTTTAATGTTTTTTTAATATTTTTTTCACCCATTCTATAAATCAATCTATATGGATCTTCTAGTTGTGTTATTAAAAATTGTGTCCAGTATATATTATTTGATGTAAAATTTTTAATAAATTGAACAATATATTTATTTAATTCACCCGTATCTAATTTATTTTTTGGATTATATAAACCTATTTTATGCGGATGTATTTGAATTTCAATTCTGGATAATATTTTTTTTACAATATCTAGATCAATTGGAATATTTTTTGTGGTCCAAGAATAAAAACTTTTTGCTAACATAAATATATATTTAATATTATCCAAATTAACTTTAACTTTCATTGTAGTCATAGGAATTTCCATTTTTGAAAAATCTGTTGAATCAGAATCTATTATTGCTATTTCAAATAATGCTTTTTCATAAATTAATATTGGATATTTTGTTTGATATAATATAAATGTTTTTGCTCTTGGTACTAATTTATATTTATTTGCTATTTTATCCAATTTATTTCTGTATTCTAAATTTATTTCTGTTAATTCTTTTTTATTAATATAACCTGTAAAATCCCAATCTTTTATTAATTCTAATTTTAAAAAATTATAAAATGCCCTTTTAAATTTATAATCATTATTTGAATATGCTTCATATATTAATTTTAATATTGCTAATCCTATTACATTACCACCCTTAATATAAATATCCATTTTTTGTTGTTTTATTAAATCTTGAATAAAAAAATAAAATTGTAATGATTCTTTGTATAAATTTGCTTTTTTTAATTGAATTGAAATAAATTTAGGGTCACATTCTTCTTCACATTTTTCTTTAGATTGATATTTGCCATTTTTATTAGAAATGCAAATATCATTATATTTATTGTTATTTGGTTTACATGTAAACATGTTACTATTACTTTTATTTGATATAGTATCAGATTTACTATTACCACCTTTTAAAATATTTTCATTTTGATTTGAATGTATTTCATTAATTAAATTTAAATATTTATTCTTATATTTAATATATTTATCATAATAATCCATATTATCTTTATATAAATAAATATATAAAAAAATGAAAATATTATTTATTTGAAAATCTTTTATTCTTTAATAAATAAAATATAATAATAGTCTTTAATGAAAAATCTGAAATTATATGAGATTATATTATATCAATAAAAATCTATAATTTGCTAAAGCATAAAAACATTTTAATTAGAATTTTTGATATTAAAACAATTTATAATTTATTTATTTTTAATGAATTGATTAATGAATTTCATAAATCCCATTTTATTAGGACTATTTAAAATGATAGCACATGTGATTATATAGTAATTTAACAAAATTTTTATACTAAATTATATAAAATAAAAATGCATTACTTAAATAATCTATTATATAAATATTTAGTATAAAAAATTGTTAGATTACTATAGTTTTTATACAAAGAAAGAAATATTTAGGAATTAAATTTTCTAAATATAAAAAAAACAAAAAGATTATAAAAAAACCAGTAAATTTGTTAAAATTAATTTAAAATTTGTGTAATAAATATAATTATAAAATTTTTTTAATTATTTATTTATTTTTTATTAAATGATTATATAAATAAAATGAATTTATCAAATTTATATTATAATAAATATATAAAATATAAAATCAAATATATTAAATTAAAAAATTCATTAGAAATAAATAATAATTTAACAAATATTACTGGTGGTGGATATTTTTATGAACAAAACGATTTATTAAAGCGATTAAATGCATTAAATAATAAAAAATTTAATAAGAATTTATATCAATTTTCAAGTATATATTTGAAAGCAAATTTAATAAATAAAGAAATAATAAAAAAATATAGTAAAATACGTAAAACAATACTTAAAAATAATTCATTTCCTCCACATTTATATCATTTAACATTATTAATTTTTGAAATTAATTTAGATTATCCAATAATAGGAAATTCAATATCTGTATTAGATAAATCAAGTGGAAAAAGAAAAGTTCATAATAATTTAAGTTTTTTAGATTCTGATGAAATAAAATCTAATTTCAAGTCAATATTTAAAAATATGGTATTAAATGAAGAAAATTATCAAATACTTGGTAAATTAACAAAAATTAATATAGATAAAAATAAAGAAATTAATATAGGAATAAAAAATCAAGAAATGGATGATTGTATAAAATATCCAGGTAGTTATTTTGTAGATAAATTTGAGATAAATAATAAAAATTTAATAACAACATTTAGAATAAAATTTTACGAAAAATTAAATGATTTTATGAAATTAGAATATATAAAAATTGGTGGAAAAGAAAAAAACTATGTAGGATATAGATCTGATAATGAAACAGATCCTGATTATATATTAATATTTTATGATAATTTTAGTAAAGATATACCATTATTAGCAATAAAAAAATTCTATTATGGAAAAAATACATGGACTCCACATATTTCTATTTTTAATATGGAAGAATTATATTCAAATAATATTAAATTTTTGAAAAAATATGTTTTTGACTTTTTAACAAATAAAAATAGAGAATCTGCAAATAAAATATTATTTGATGAATTAAAAAAAAATGATTCAGTTAAAATAATTTTAAAACAACATATAAAATCTAAAATTACATTGGAAGATATTGACTTTGAATTACAAATTTAATTAATAAATATTCTAATAAACTTTTTTATTAAAAATTTGTAATTTGTGTATTTATAATCTTTTAATTAAAAATAAAATATTAAAGAATAAATAACTTTTTTTTTGAAAATTTTGATTAAGTAAAAAAGTGTAATAAAATTTTTTTTATAATCAATATATTATTACATTTATAAAATAATAATATTCTAAATAACTAAATACTGTTGAGATAAATAATTATAAAGTTTATCAATAATTGTTAATAAAGTAAAGTTTGCTTCCCAATTAGATGGATTTAATTCTTGTAATAAATCATTACATAAAATATTTTTATTTAAATCAGTTTCTAATATAATTTTTGGAGGTAGTTTTGGATAATCATTAAAATATATAATTAAATTATAACTTTTATTATTAATATTATTTAATTTAATTATCCATTTTATTTCATGAAAAATATCAAAATTAACAGTATCAATTAATTGAATATTAGAATTAGATTTTAATAATTTTATTTCAGAATTTAATCTTTTATTTTTAATATTAATTGAATTTGTATTATTTATTTTATTAATTGAAGTAAGATATTTTATAAAATAATTAGTAATACTTTTATAATTATTACATTTATTATTAATAATAATTAAATATCTTAATAATATTATATTTTCATTATCAATAACATAAATATTTGTTGTTTTTAAATACTTTTTAATATCATCATTAATTTCAAATACTCCAACAACTTTAATATTAGTATTAGAATTAGTTATAGAATAATTTAAACTAAATTCAAATGAATCAGAAAAATAAATACCATTGCCATAAGCAGCTCCATTAGTTTGAAATTCTGTACCAGACATTACTTTTAATCCATTTTTTATAATTGGATACCAAGAATATAATGAAGTTCCATGAAATAAAAAATTTTTTTTTTTAAATGAAGATTCAATTTCATATGTATAATTAAATCCTATAAATTTTATTTGTTCAAAGTCTGTTGTAATAGAATTAAGTTCAGGAATATTATTATATATTATTTTATTTTGAATTGTACTAATTGAAAAATAATTATTAGATATTGCATTGTTAATAATTGCATATGATTTTTGACCAATTTTTTTAAATAATTCAATATCTGACTTTGACTCCAATATATTATTTATATTTAAATTATTTTTACTATTTTCTTCATAAATTAATTTATTTAACATATCTAAATTATTTATATTTTTAATTATTGGAAATGGTTTAAATATTTTTTCTTTTTTTGGATGTAATGCTCCATTTATTAATATTTGAATTAAAAATTCACACAATACAGGATCTTTATTATATAATTCAGTTATTCTATTATCTAAAACTAAACTTATAGATTCATGTAAACAATTTTGTTTTGAACAAACTTGTATTTTGTTTATATTTTTTATTTTTAAAGGTTCTCCACAAATTGTACAATAATTAGTTATTATAATTTTATTTTCAAATAAATTATTTATTTCAAATAAAAAATTATTTATGAAATTGTTTTTAATAATAATTTCTTGTTCTAATGAATAATTAGAAATTAATTTTAATCCAATTAATCTTATTAAATGAACTCCTAATATTTCAATTGGACTTATTATAATATTATTATTTTGTATTGTATATCTTAATATTATATCAAAATTATAACATATATCTATAAAATTTAAATTTGATTCTTTAATATAATTAAAAATTTCTTCTTGATTTTTTTTTACACTTATTAATTTATTTAAATTTTCAATAGGATCTATTATTACATAATTAATATTTTTAACTATTATTTTATGATATTTAATTATATCTTCCATGTTTAGTATCATTATTTAATAATTATTTTATTAACTTAATAAATCAATTTTTATTAAATATATATGTGAATTAAGAAAAATATATAAAATAATGCATTATATTTATACTAATAAGTATATTGAGACCAATAATAAATTAAGTATATTATAAACAATTATTTATTTACTATCATTATATAAATAATTAAAAATATAACAAATAACATTAGTAAAAGTAATTTTTTCATTAAGTAATATATCTTTAATTTTAGTATTAGAATTTTTAAAAAACTTAATATCATAAGATGTTAAGTTTTTTAATTAAAATATAATTATATATATAACTATATTTGCTATTATATTTTTCTTAATGCACACACACATATTAATTATTATTAATTATTATTAATTATTATTAATTATTATTAATTATTATTAATTATTGTTATCATTATTATTCATATTATTAGTTTGTATTTTTTTTTCTATTTTATCAAATATTTTTTTAATATTATCAACATCAGTTTTTAGAACATTAAAATTGTTGTCATATATATCTAAATCAATATCAATTTTTTTAAGTAAATCATCAACTGAATTTATTGAATAATTATTATTATTATTATTATTATTATTATTATTATTATTATTATTATTATTATTATTATTATTATTATTATTATTATTATTTTCATTATCTTTAATATTATAATTATTATT